GCAGAGCCTTCCAATCCGGGGCATCAGCAGGATAGCCAGCCGGCTTACTTTCTTGCGCCAATCGCGTGACAATCCCCATCGGCTGTTTTGTGCCCGAACCGTAGAGGATGGCCTTATCAAGAGCAATACCGATCGCCTTTGAAAGTTGAGTCATAATTTCCGAAGCCAGGTTGATGTCACTATCCTGCAGGGTAGAGTTGGGAATCGGTATAAACCCGCCTACCTTGTAGCCGTCAACCTCAACCTGCTTAAAGCTAATCTCCAGTTCGTTGAGCGCCCCCACCATCTCAGTCCAGACCGCTTCCGGCACTGTCCCGGTTATATTTTGGCGGGCTGTACCTTTTAACGGTTTATAGTTTACCTTGGTGAGCAGCTTGGAGCTCAAGGCAATGTTGTCCCTTAAAAGGCCAAGCATTACGTCAGGGATTAACAGGTCCCCACCGGTAACAGCTCTCTTTTGTGTCGCAAGTTCCCTGGTCCTCTGTAAAAATTCCCTTACTTCTTCACGGGCAATCAGGGCATCAACCTCGCCCCTATTCATGCCGGCAAAAAATCCTCTTTTCATTCTAGTTTCCCCTCCTTGTGTTTTGCCTCTCACCGGTTCCACCGGGGGAGGATCGTTTTTAGGTTCTTTGTTTTTAAGTTGTTCCAGCTCGCTCTCTAACTCTGCAATTTCTGCCTCAAGGCTAGCTTTCTTTTGTTTGTGTTCTTCCTTTTCAGTTTCAATCTTGCTGACTTCTTCCTCTACTGCTGTGATTTCTTCATCGGTTTGAGCTTCTGCCAGCGCTGCTTCTATTTGTTCAGCCCTGGTTTCTAGTCCCCTTTCCTGTTCCTCCAGCTCTGCCAACACAGCTTTGCGCTGCTCAATTTTTTTGGAAATCATCAGTTGTTTAAGCATCTTATCATCCTCTCCTTTAATTGATTTTTCTTGGCCTCAAGAAGCCTTTGCCGGTGCTGTTCAACTTCAGCCTTTCGGGCCTGTACCCCGGTGTCCTCATACGCCGGGAAGGTGCAAATACTAACTTCGTGCAGGTCCACCTTTGTCAATCGCCATTTAACAGTGCCATCTTCCCGCCACTCTGTTTCCTCCTCGATAATATTGAAGCCAAAGCTGCACTGGTCCACATCTCCACGTTTCACTCGCTCATAAAGGTTTACTGCATCTGTGTCGTTTGGGTTGATTTTCATGCGGCCCCATAAGCCGTAGCTGTCTGCCTTTAGCTCCAGGGTCCCGGCTTTGTTTCGGCCTAGGACCAGGGTTGTATCATGGTTGATGAGCGCCCGGATATCGTTGCCTAAAGTTTCATCAAATGCTCCTGGCGCAACTTCCTCATAGGCTCCGGGCCAGAGCTCGGTCTGCCTGTTAAACACAGCAAAATATCCCTCGATATACATGTCCTGGCTGTCCGGTTCAGCCCGAGTCTTTAGTTCTGTTTGTAGGCTCCTGGTCTGTTTTATGTCTCTATTCATCCGCACCACCACCTTGTAAAAGTTTCTTTTGGTCGCCGATCATACTAAGCGGTATATAGTTCTCCAGGATGACCAGCTCGGATAAGCCCTCTTTCGGCGACATGCCTAACCAGTCCCGAACCTCGTTGCCGGTCATGATGCCCCGGACATAATTGTTATTGCCTACGTCAGAGAGTTCTTTGAGGTCATATGCGTACAGGCTTCGAGGGTTGAACCGGAAATACCAGTCCGGACTCAGGAGTAATTTGCGCGTGAGCTCCTGCTCAATGCTCTGGGCGATGGGCATGAGGGTTGACCGGATGAATGTGTTATACTCATCCTTTTTGAAATCACCCACACCCAGAAGAAATGCCGGCACTCCGAATATGCCGGCCACGGTCCGCTTGTCGATGTTCACCGCGTCATTTAACGCCAGGTCCTGGAGCGAAAGCGGCTTTACCTGCTCCACCTTGACCAACTCCGCGGGGATAACCCAGGGCTTGCCGCCCTCCGTCTCACTGATGTACTTTTGCAGAATCTTGTCTCTGCCTTCGGCACTAGACAATTCCTCCGTCATGGCATCAACCGCCACGATGAGTGGCGGCTTCCACTTATCCGACATAAATCCTTTCTTGGTCTTGGTCGCCTGGCGCAGGTTGTCCACTATATCCTTGAGGACCACCTGATAACCCCGGCCAAGATAAGGTTTTTCCGGGTCCGGATTGATAATAAAATGCAGGACTTCGTCATAGGAATAGGTCCTGCCCTGGTACAACACATTGTAGCCATCTGGCGTATCCACGAACGAAACGCCGGATGGTTTGAGCGGTATTAAATCGTCAATTAATCCATCCGATGTTAATTTGGGGTATATAACTGCATTGCCCTTACCATCCAGTAGCATTGTGTAGACAATCCAGTATACCCAGGCTTTGCGGGTCATAAGGCTATACGGGTTAATATCCACTTTGCGTGAAAGCTCATTTTTTAGCCTTACATCGCCATCATCTGTGTTCTCCATGAGGTGGATGGTCATCGACGAGATGAGATCTGCTATCTTGTGCACCGCCGTCCGGACCTCGGGGTTGTCGCTTAGTCGCGTATATCCCGAAATGCAGAGCGTTTCGTAAGCATCGCTGGTGAGAAGCCAGGCCTCTCTCGTCTTCCGTTTCTTGGGCCGAAAAAAATCTAATAATCCCACTGTCTCACCACCTATCCCTTAAGCCATTCTTCGGCCTTGGAGGATTTCTCAAGATTCTCCAGCATCCGGATTGCTCCAAATACCGCAGCCTCAAAGTAATCGATTCTCATTGTCGGCATGACTTTCTCATATTGGATCATGTCGTCGGTCTTTTCTATTCCTCGGACGTTCTGGACGCAATATTCAAAAGCCTGGGAGTGTAGATAATAGAGTTTGCCGTCCTTGGCCGATTTCTCAATTCGCCTGAATCCTTCGCTCTTTTTGTAGTAATATTGCGGCTGGTCAACGATGGCAAACCCGGCCTTTTTCATCGCCAAGAAGAATTCCCGGCCGAATTTCCTATCGTATCCAACTTGCTTGATGCGGAAACCCATCTTTTTCATTTTCTCAAACCAGTTGACTATATCGCTGTAGTTGACAGTCGGGCTGTTGCACATATCCAACCAGCCATCATCCTTCCAGCCAAACAATGGGATGTTATCTTCCTCGGCTTTTCGCGCCGCCATTACTATCGGGAACCATCCATGCGTGATAGCTATGTCCACGCCTTTGTAATTACCGTACAAAGCAGCCGCCGTTAAATCGTGCATTTTGGAAAGGTCGGCACCGCCAAACCATTCCACCGGCAGCCGGGCCAACTCTTCAATCGTCCAGTTGTACTGCCGGTCTGACTTCCGGAATTCCTCAATATTGAAATAAGCCTTCATTGCCGCGGTATAAACGTTGAGGCTCTTACTAAAAAAATCTTTCCTCTGCTGAGGATCGTTTTGGGCCTGAAGTGCATCATTCATAATATCTTCAGGTCGAATTGTCACCCCGTAGTTCGGGTTGGCCTTTTCATGCTCAACCGGGTTCGTATAGTCCACATCACCGTTTTCATCCTGATCGGCCTTGGCAATAAAAATAAAATAGGCTTCATCCTTGACCGTGCCATTTAATATCTTGAGACAATACTGCAATCGCTGGTAGCAGAATGAAGTCATATCGTCGCCAGCAGTGGTAATTCCTATCATCAGTTTGTTAGTGTAGGCTTTCATGGCCTCCTTGATGATGTTGTACTGCTTGGGTGCTTTGTACGCGTGAATTTCATCCGCTATCGCTATATTGCAATTTAAAGAATCCTGTCGGTCCGGGTTAGCGGCCAGTGCCTTGATGTATATTGAACCGTCCCCTAAATTGCCACTGATGCTGTGTTCCTGGTTGTTATCCAGAACTCGGAAGTTGTCACGTTCCCCCAGCTCGTCCAAATTAAACAGGATAAAGTTAAAGCTCTGCAGCGACTGTTCTAGCGCTGCGCCCACTATATAGCACTTGGAACCGGACCGGCGTTCCAGCAGCCCCAAGGCCCAGGCCAGTGCGGCCGCAAACCTGGTCTTTCCGTTTTTCCTGGGAACAAAAATAAACGCTTCTTTGAAGCGCCTGATCTTTGTTCCCTTGTAGTTGAAACCAACCAGATTATATATAATAAACTTTTGCCAGGGCTCCAATAAAAACGGCTCACCTCGCAATGGTGAACCGTCTAATTTTTCCCCCTGGTCGTGAACAAACGTTTTTTCAATAATGCCAATAACAAATTCCGCGTCTTTAGAGTTGAATTCGTAATCAGGGTTTTTCAGATCATCCAGGAATCTTTGACAGCACTGGATCTGCTCCTTGCAGGCAATTTTCCTGCCTTCGACTATTGATCGGGCATACTCCATCGCAAGGTCAAGGTTCTTAGGTTTCTTTTTCAAGACTACTCAGCGCCTCTGCTAATTTGGACTTATGATTTACTTCAGCCGTTACAGTTTCTAAGGATTTTGGGTTTAGGCAAAGCCGGTCGGAGTATGCCAATATATCTTTCCTAAGAGCCTCAAGGGTTGCTACTATCGGCGCCTTCTTAGCACCGCCTTGCATTGTTACAACTTCAACCTTATAGTCACCGGCCACAAATTTTTCTGTCAAAATACCATACTGTTCAACTAACTCAGCGTAAATGCTAATCAACCGGTTATATTCAGGCTTGTAGGTGCCAAGTTTTTTCATGTCCGTAATTGTTGCACGTTTGACGGTTTCTTTTGTTGGTCGTCTTGCCACCTCCTCACCCCCAAAATTTTTTCTGGAAAACCGCGCTATTGGAAAAGGTTGCCCCCCGCCGGTCCCTGGCGTCCCCGCTCCTTTTCAGATCGAGGGGGGGGTAACCTCTCCCGCTCTCTGCTGCCACTGCTCACCCAATGTGGTCAGCCTGTCCGTCATCTTGTCGTGCATCCGCTCATGGCACTTAGGGCAGAGGCTGATCAGGTTCTCACTGACCAGCGCCAAGTCTGGCCTCTCTTCCAGCGGGTAGATGTGATGCACTGTGTTGGCCGGCGTTGCCCTGCCATAGCGACTGCACTCCCGGCAGAGGTACTTGTCCCTGCGTAGGATGGCCAGGCGCTTCCGCTCCCACTTCCTGGTCTTGTAGAAGGTCATGCCATCACCTCAATCGCGGGGCTAAGCGGGGCAGGCTAGTTTGTGTGCCCACCCCGGCGGCCAGTTCGGTACGGCTACAACAATGGATCACCCTTTCGTTTTTTAATACGCCTGCCCCCTCCCCGGCTTTGTCAGTGGCGTATAGTCCCCTCCTGCTGTGCAGGCAA